CCTGCAGAGGAACCAGCACCGCAAGAGGCTGTGGATCCCGACAATCCCAGGGACTACGAAAGACCAGCGATTGATCGTAAGAAGTCAGGCGAGCCACCGTTGACTATGAAAGATGTAGAATACAAAGACGACAAGCCCAAACGTGATTTTGAAAAGAGAAAGCAGAGGCTCAACACCGAAGAATTAGCAGAGTTTATCACATCATTTTACGATCGTGACACAGGCACATTCCCCAAAGGCCCAGAAGGCGTTGCTATCATGGTAGGTAAGAAATTTGGTGAACAGGCAGAATCAGTGGCTCGTAGATTTGTAGAAAGAATGGCACCGAACCAGACAACTGATCAAAATCCAGAGTTGTCACGTATTAGAGAATTGTCAGGCATTAGCCAAGGCATTGGAATGTAACAGTTTCGTCGCAGTTAGATCGGGCACTTCGGTGCCCTTTCTTTTGGCTAAATGAAATCAAACTTTTGTGTAAACGTTTAGTCCTACTAAAGCGTTATATATATACGTAGGGAATATTCTTTACGTAAAACAACCTAAAGGAAACTTTAAAATGAAATCAATCGCAATCGTAGTAGCATCATTGTTCGCAGTATCAGCATTTGCACAAGCACCTGCAAAGAAAGAAGAAGCCAAGCCAGCTGCTACAGCAAGTGCTCCAGCACCAGCTAAGGTAGAGGCTAAGAAGGACGAAAAGAAGCCTGCAAAAAGCGAACCTGCTAAGAAAGAGCCAGCTAAAGCAGACGCAAAAGCCGCTACTCCAGCGAAGTAATTTCGGATTAGATGGCAGTGATCTCATCTTAGATGATGAGATCACATTTGGCCGTAATCGGCGAGCAGCAGAGTTCGGTAAGGTAGTTGAAGATGAGTTATCGGACTATGTAAAGTTTAGATTATGGTTAGCAAGGCAATTAGCAATGGCAAAGTATAAGGAAAAGTGGGCATGACCCGCTTTTTCTTTTGGTAAAATGAATCAAAAAAATAGCAGATAATCATTGACCTTGATAAATAAAAAGCGCATAATAAAACATGTGCATAAGGCATATAAAACATTTTAGGCATAACATAGGAGGCATTTAAAATGGCGTCACTCGCAGAAATCCGTGCTAAACTTCAAGAAGCACAATCAAAGTCCACAGGACAATCCACCGGCGGTGGAGACAACGCAATTTACCCACATTGGAACATGCAAGAAGGCAAAGAAGCTGTCGTACGTTTCTTACCTGATGGCAATCCCAACAACACATTCTTCTGGGTAGAACGTGCAATGATTAAATTGCCGTTCGCAGGTATCAAAGGTGAAACAGACAGCAGGTCAGTACAAGTACAAGTTCCTTGTGTGGAAATGTACAACGACGGCACAGTTTGCCCAATCCTTTCAGAAGTTCGTGGTTGGTTCAAAGACAAGAGTCTTGAAGAAATGGGTCGCAAGTACTGGAAAAAGCGTTCATACATTTTCCAAGGGTTCGTTGTTGAAGATCCGCTTAAGGAAGACAAACTTCCAGACAACCCTATCCGTAGATTTATTATCGGTCCCCAGATTTACGCTATTATCCGTTCAGCGTTGATGGATCCGGAATTGGATGAGTTGCCAACAGACTTCTTGAAAGGTCTGGACTTCCGTATTGCCAAGACATCTAAAGGTGGCTTCGCTGACTACTCTACTTCAAAGTGGAGCCGTCGTGAGCGTTCATTAACAGATGTTGAATCAGCGGCAGTAGAAGCACATGGTCTTTTCGATCTCAGCGGATTCTTGCCAAAGAAACCCACTGATGTAGAACTCAAAGTCATGAAAGAAATGTTTGAAGCTTCCGTAGATGGTGAAGCCTATGACATGGATCGTTGGGGTCAATATTTCAAACCAGCAGGCATGAGTCAAGCCACTGGTGATCCTAATAGACCAGCAGCCGCTGCTGCCTCTGTGCCAGACGCTGACGACGAACCAGCTCCTGTAGCCAAAGCCGCTCCAGCAGCCGCTCCAGCAGCTTCGACAGAATCTGCCAGTCGTGCGCAAGACATCCTTGCCATGATTCGCAATCGTCAGAAGTAAAAAGCTAGATAAGAGTACGGGCTTACGCTCGTACTCTCTTTCATTTCAGGAGAATAATAATGGCAAGAACACAAAAAATTAATGAGAACTTCTCTTTGAGTTTTAACAGTAGGGAAGATCAAACAGGTGACACTGTTGCTGATGTCGATATTAGATTTGACAACCCCAAGGATGATTCTGTTATAATTAATAGACTGAATACTTGGCTTAAAGCAATTGGTCGTGAAGACATTGTTGTAGGCCCAAAAAAATTACCAAAGGGTGAACTATAATGGCAAAAGCATTTGATATTAGTAAATTTAGAAAGTCAATTACTAAATCCATTGATGGATTAAGTATCGGCTTTAACGACCCGACCGATTGGGTTAGCACAAACAACTACGCATTAAACTATCTTATCAGCGGTGACTTCAAACGAGGTATTCCACTAGGCAAGGTAACTGTGTTTGCTGGTGAAAGTGGTGCAGGTAAATCATTTATCTGTTCAGGCAACCTAGTCAAGAATGCACAAGCACAAGGCATCTTTCCAATCTTAATTGATACAGAAAACGCACTTGATGAAAAGTGGTTACACGCACTTGACGTCGACACAAGCCCAGACAAGTTGTTGAAACTTAACATGGCCATGATTGACGATGTGGCAAAAACTATTACAGAATTTGTGGCAGAATATAAAACAATGCCTGAAGACGAGCGTCCTAAAGTATTGTTCATTATCGACAGTCTTGGAATGTTACTGACTCCCACTGATGTTAACCAGTTTCAAGCCGGGGATCTTAAAGGTGACATGGGCCGTAAACCTAAAGCACTTACAGCACTTGTTCGTAATTGTGTGAACATGTTCGGTAGTCTAGGCATTGGCCTAGTTGCAACCAATCACACATACGCAAGTCAAGATATGTTTGATCCAGATGATAAAATTTCAGGTGGTCAAGGCTTTATCTACGCAAGCTCGATCGTTGTTGCTATGCGTAAGTTGAAGTTGAAACTTGATGCAGATGGCAATAAGACCACAACTGTGCAAGGTATCCGTGCAGCTTGCAAGATTATGAAAACTCGTTACGCCAAGCCGTTCGAAAGTGTACAGGTTGAAATTCCTTATGAAACAGGTATGAGTCCATATAGTGGATTAGTCGACTTGTTCGAAGCCAAAGGCATGCTCAAGAAAGAAGGTAACAGCCTTGTCTACACTACTAAAGACGGTGAGATCATCAAGCAGTTCCGCAAGGCTTGGGAACGCAATGAGAAAGACGGCCTAGACATTGCCATGGAAGACATTTCAAAACATGGCGAAATTTCCGCTTCAGAGATAACTACTATTGTTGAACCTGAAACGGAGATTACTGAATGAAAGAAGATTTAATTGCCGACTTATGGCATGTGGTAATTGGGCATATACCTGAAAAACAAAGGCCAGATGTGGCTACTGATTTTGTAAACACACTGTTGGACTACGGTATCAAAGAAAGTGTATTGGACAGCCTGCAAGGAGTAGATCCCTTTCTTGACGAAGCTATCACATATGCTATCGACGGTGAAGAGATTGAAGACGATGCCGACAGCTACGACGAAGAGGAATAAATGAATTGGTACGACAAGGTTAGTAAAGATATAAGCAACATTCCAGATGCTGCGGCCTATTATGAAGCTGAGTTAATCGAAGCAAAACAAGATGTCCGCATAGCGGGTAACATCGAGAAGGCAAGTTCGCAAATGCCCGGCATCGTGGAAGAACGCTTTAATCAACTTCAAGAAATTGAAGGTATCCTTGAGTATTTAAATATTGAACTTCGTAGACTTCGCAGTCAACATTTTCGCAAGTATTTAGAAAACTATCAACGAGCTTTATCTTCTAGGGACTGTGAAAAGTTCGTAGAAGGTGAAGCTGACGTTGTAGACTTTGAAAAAATCATCAACGATTTTGCCCTACTACGTAACAAGTGGTTGGGTATTATCAAAGCACTTGACCAAAAACAATGGCATCTCAGCAACATTGTTAAACTACGAGTATCTGGGTTAGAAGACGCCAGTCTTTAATGCTGGGTAATATACGCAGATAAATATCTGCATGAAACGCATTGTACTAATCACAGGGGGATTTGATCCTCTTCACTCCGGGCATATTGCCTATATCAAAGCAGCCAGAGAACTCGGCGATTCGTTAATCGTCGGTGTAAATTCTGACGAATGGCTACGTCGAAAGAAAGGGCAGGAATTCATGCCTTGGGAAGAACGTGCAACTATTGTCGCTGCGCTACACAATGTTGACAGAGTTATTAACTTTGACGACATCGATAATAGTGCCAAAGATGCTATTAGAAAAGTTAGAGCAATATATCCAAGTGCTCAAATAATCTTTGCCAACGGAGGAGATCGAACAAAAGAAAATATTCCAGAGATGGATCTACTTGAAGAAATGCTTCACCTAGATTTTGTGTTCGGGGTCGGAGGAGAAGATAAAAAGAATTCTAGTTCATGGATATTACAAGAGTGGAAAGCACCTAAGACAGAACGTCAATGGGGATATTATCGTGTGCTACACGAAGTATCGGGAATGAAAGTAAAAGAGCTTACAGTCAATCCTGGCAAAAGTTTAAGTATGCAGCGGCATAATCTTCGAGCCGAATATTGGATAGTAAGTGACGGCGAAGCTGTTGTTAATAGACAGATGGAAAGTGGATATTCTTTACCTTCTGTTACCTTACGTAAGCACATAGAATATCAGGTTCCGATTAGAGAGTGGCATCAATTAACTAACCCATACGCAGTTCCAGTTAAGGTAGTTGAAATACAATACGGCGAACAATGCATCGAAGAGGATATAGAAAGAAAATGATTCCAATTTTTATCGGATACGATCCCAGAGAATCCATAGCATATCATGTGTGTACGAACAGTATTATTAGACACTCTAGTCATCCAGTAAGTATCAATCCACTGGCATTGAATATATTAAAAGACTACGAAGAAAAACACACCGACGGTAGTAATCATTTTATTTACAGTCGATTTCTTGTGCCACACTTAATGCAATATAACGGTTGGGCAATATTCATGGACGGCGACATGCTGTTGCGTGACGACATTGAAAAGCTGTGGGCATTGCGAGACGAGTCAAAAGCAGTGATGGTTGTTAAACATGACTACAAAACTAAAATGACTGAAAAATATCTTGGTTCTAAAAACGAAGACTACCCTTGTAAAAATTGGTCAAGCGTGATTCTTTGGAACTGTGGACATCCTGCTAATGCCGTGGTTACTCCAGAGTTTATACAAAATGCCACAGGGGCACAGGTACATCGATTTACCTGGTTAGATGACGAGCTGGTCGGTGAATTACCAGCAGAGTGGAATTGGTTAGATATTGAATACGAGTGGAACCCCACAGCAAAATTAGTTCACTATACACTAGGAACACCTTGCTTCCATGAATTTTCAGACCAAGGAGATTTTGCAAACGAATGGCATAGAGAAAGACTCTATGTTGATTACTGTTTACAGCGCGGCCTATGATATTTCTCAGCAAGAACGGCGAAGATCCGTATATTAACATGTTTGCACAAGGCTGTAAGACTAAATTTACAGCAACTGATGATTTTCAATACAGTAGCAGCCAAGATCCTATTGTGCTGAGAGGCATTCTTAAAAAGAAAATAATTCATAAGTGTTGGGAAGATCAACGTGATTTCTATTATATGGATACAGGTTATTTCGGTAACGAGATCACAGATTCTAATCCCAACGGATGGAAGTACTGGCATCGCATAGTAAAAAATGATCTACAGCATAACACTGTGATAAAGCGACCTGATGACAGATTTCGTCATTTTAATAAAAAAATACACGAATGGAAGACGCCTGGTAGAAAAATATTGATTGCTAAACCTGACGACAAACCCATGAGATTTTATGACTACGATATGCAGACATGGCTGGATCATGTAGTGTCAACTATTAAACAGCATACCGATCGTCCGATAGAAATTCGTGATCGTGCAGCTAAAAGATCGGATCGAATGGTTACCAATACACTTCAAGAGGCACTAGATGACGATGTGTTTGCTCTAGTGACTTTCAACAGTGTAGCAGCCACAGAAGCTGTGTTTTACGGCGTTCCTGTTTTTACGTTGGCGCCTTCAAACGCAGCAGCTCCAATGGGACTACAAGACCTCAGTTTGATAGAAACTCCTCGGTACCCGGACATGGATGAGAGATATGAATGGGCCTGCCATTTGGCCTACGGTCAGTTTCACAACAGTGAGTTATCTTCCGGACGTGCATTAGAATTATTACAACAGAATTTTTAAAATATGAAATCACTCGTAAGCGACAAAGAGATAGCAGATTTTTTAGTGACACTGATTACTAAAAGTTTCAGTGACGCCGATATAGAAACTGCGTTATCTCTAGAATATGATGAGCACGAATTAGGTAATGAAATTTTAAATGTTATTGAAAAAAGAGATTCTGGAAAACTACACAAGTTCAAAGATAAGATAAAAGGAAAACTGCACTCAGCAGTGGGCAACGATCTACGAGCACATGTTAATAAACTTCAAAATTTTTTAGACGGTACTCGCAAGAGAAAAGAATATGTTATTAGAAATAATGTTTCAGCAATTATAGAAACCTTAGGTGCTGACAATATTCTGCAATTATACAAAGACAGCAATGAACAAGGATTTGTTAAATCAACAGCATTGCACATTGACTCGAA